ATAGATGGTATTAGGTATAATGTAATCTACCATTTAGACAATCCTAATGCAGGTAAATATTACGTTCAATAAAAAAAGGGCAGCATAAAGCATACCCTAATTATTAACTAAAACTTAGCAAAGATAACATTTTAAACTAAATTAACTAATTTTCTATTATATATATATGAAGGTAAAAATTAAGAAGCAAGGCAAAGTAAAAGAGTTCAAGTTAATTAACAAGTGGGAAGACGTAACATTAGAAAAGTGGATAAAACTTGTTGATTATCATAAACTTAGTAAAAGTGAAGAAGCTTTAGAAACTATAAAAGCATTATCTAATATTCCTAAGAAGCTAATAAAGGAATTAGAATTAAATGATATAGCTATTATAATGCGTAAAATTTCTGAGCTACAAAAGAATCAAAATAGTTCTTTAAAAAGGATAATTGAAATAGATGGTAAGAGATATGGGTTTCATCCTAATTTAGACTCTATCACGTTAGGAGAATGGGCTGACTTAGAGACTATGATTAAAATGGATATAGAGAAACAATTACCTGAAATAATGGCTATACTGTATAGACCGATAGTAGAGGAAAAGAATGACATCTATACAATTAAAGCGTATGATGGAGATATAAGAATACGAGCCGAACAGATGAAGCAGATGTCAGCTGAACAAGTGCAAAGTGCATTGGTTTTTTTTTACACTTTCGCCAACGAATCATTGCAGACTTTGCAATCATTTTTGACGGAACGGCTGAAGGAAATGAAGACGCAATAGCAACAGAATCCTTTGCTGATAAGTGGGGGTACTTTGGAATATTTTATAGATTGTGTAATGCAGATATTTCAAAACTAGAACAAATAACAAAGCTTAACCTATTAGAAGCATTTACTTGGTTAAGTTATGAAACAGACTTAGAGTCGCAAAATAAAGTAAAATATGGCAGTAAGCAATAAGACATACAATAACGTAATAAACACTCTATGTAGATTAGGAGAGTATCATAATCAAATATCTACTGTATCAGTTGGAGACATCTATGATATTAACTTAGAGAAGATGGAGAAGTTTCCTTTATTACACATTAATCCTTTAAACGTATCAACAGGAGATAGTGAGTTAGTATATAACTTTCAAATCTTTATTATGGATATGGTAAGCGAAAAGAAAGATTGGAAGACTGAACAACAAAAATTGCTTACTAAATTAGTAAACACTAAGAACAATGAGCAAGAAGTATGGAATCAGACTTTAGAAATAGCTACTGACTTTATAGGTATGTTAAGACATAGTTCAAGGCAATCACTTGAAGGGGTTAATGATATTAATGCACCAATATACTTTACACAAGACCAATTCACAATAGAACCATTTCAAGAAAGATTTGATAATCTCTGTTGTGGTTGGGTTTTTCAGATAGGTGTTAAAGTAATGAATGACTTTCAGACTTGTGATATACCTGTATTAAATCAAGGTGCAGGTTACTAATGTTTAAATTTAAGATATGGAAAATAGAGATACAATTAATACCACCAAAAATAAAAATAAGACTATGAACTATGATGATGTATTAGAAAAGCTAGAAGATATAAGTATTAACTTAGAAAGTTATAGTGACTATCCTGCTTCAGCTAGTAACAATGCTAAGAAAGCAATTAAGTATAAGGAAGAAAATGGTAGTAGTTGTGGTACTAGGGTAGGTTGGACAAGAGCAAGACAATTAGCAGATAAGAAAAAGATAAGTAGAGATACAATAGCACGTATGGCTTCATTTAAAAGACATCAACAACATAAAAATGTACCTTACTCAGAAGGGTGTGGTGGTTTAATGTGGGATGCTTGGGGTGGTGCTTCAGGTATAAATTGGGCAATTAATAAATTAAAACAAATAGATAAAAAATAAAATTATGGCAGATTTAGTAACAACATTATCAGAATCAGTAACCTTGAATGGTTCACTAAGAGGTTCTACAAACTCAGTAACTACAACAGGAATCAATGATGTATTTGAAAGAATAGTATTATGTACACAAGGACAACAGACAACAGTATGTTCTTTTGCAGCAAGTCCTTATACTTCAGTAGGTGCTATTGATGTAGATAGAACAAAGTATTTTAGAATAACTAATTTAAGTACAACAGAGAATATAGAAGTAGCTTTTGTTGGTACATCAAATTTATATACTGTATTAGTAACTCCAGGCAATTCTCACGTTTTAAGTAAAGCTGAAGCAGTCCTTATAGGAGAAACAGGTACAACACCATCATTTCCTACTTTAGAAAATCTTTCTAAGGTAACAGTAGAAACTGCAAGTACAACAGATGCTAGAGTAGAAGTATTTGTAGGTTTAGAGTAATGAAGACTGACAATATAGAAAAGTATTTAAACAGCTTTGGTAAGCAAGTAGTCAATAGAGCTAAGGGTAATCTACAAAAAGCAGGTAAAGGTGGAAACTTAGAAAACTCTATAACTTTCAAAGTAATTACTGATGCTGATGGTTTCTCAGTACAATTCTATATGAATAGCTATGGTACATTTGTAGACAAAGGTGTATCAGGTAATAAACAAAAAAGAACTTTTAAAGACTACAAAGGTCAAACAATATCAAGTCCTTATAAATATACTAATAAACAACCACCTCCAGGAATATTAGCTAAATGGATAAAGAAGAAAGGAATTAAAGGTAGAGATAAAAAAACAGGAAGATTTATTAGCAATATGTCTTTAGCTTTTATAATGGGTAGAGCAATTAAAAGAGATGGAATACAAGGTATAAGTTTCTTTCAAAAACCTTTAGGATTAGGTTTAAAACAATTTGGTAAAGACTTATTAGGTAATTTAAAAGAAGATATAATAGAAGGATTAACAACAATAAAATAATGGCAGCATCAATAATAGAACAACATCCAAAATTTAATACACTACCAGCAGGACAAGATATTATTTTCGTAGTATCTAATAATACAGCAGTAGCAAATGAAACTAAAGTAAAATTTGGTGTAGAGGTACACATAAGTAATACAACACCACCAAACGTATCAACTGCTAATGACCTTATAGGTGTATTCAAAGCAACCCCTAACAATGCAGGTGTAGGTATATTTGATTTAAGAAATATAGTAGAGAATTATGTTAAACCTGACAATATGGGTGCTTTAGGGAGTCAATATAAAACAACAACTACAACAGTAGATGACAGACATCCATTGCATATTATAGATTCTTTTAGTTTAAGCAATAATTCATTTAGATATATGGCTTTTCAATTCTTTGTAGAGTATTTAAACACAACAACTAACGTAGTAGAAAGAGCAGCAGGTACATCAGTAAATTCAGACTTATATCAAATATTCAACGGCTACTTAAAATATTCAGATGAATTAGAAATGTCTAGTAGTACATCAGCTAACTTTGGTTTTGATATGCAACCATTTAGACCTAAAAGTACACAAGGTAAATTCTTGACTAATGCTCCTGCAACTTTATATTCTAATATTAATGACTATGGTACTTTATCATTTTTAGCTGATAGCGTTTTAGCAGATGAAATAACAAGTGTAAGATTTGAATATTTTGCATCAGATGGAACTTTATTAGGAGGAGAATCAGTAGATAAGACAGTAGCTAATGGTGCTTATGCTAGTTGGTCAGCAAGTGCAGAGAATCTATTAGTACACGTTGGGTGTTATCCCGGCAACTTACAGAATTGGTCTACTACTTTTAAAGGACTAATAACAGCAGGTACAATACAAGGTGGGTATTATACAGTTAAACTAGCAGGAGTAGGACCTAAGACACAAGATTACACTATAAACTTAAATTGTCCTAATTTAAAAGGATATGAAAGTGTTAGACTCTGTTGGTTAAATCAATGGGGTGTATGGGATTACTACACATTCACTCAGAAATCTATAAGAAGCACAACAACAAAAGGTTCTACATATAATCAACTAGAAGGAACTTGGAATCAAAGTAAATACAGGATAGACAGTTTTAAAGGTGGTAAGAAAGCTTTTAGAGTAAATGCCACAGAAAAGATAACAATGAATACAGAATTTGTTACTGAAGCAGATACAGTAGTCTTTGAGGAGCTTATAAATAGTCCTGAAGTATATCTATTAGAAGGTTATAGAGTAGAGATTACAAACGCAGCTTTAAATCAATATGTAACACCTGTAAGACTTACAACATCTAGCTTTACAAGAAAGACAATAGCTAATGACAAACTAATGCAGTACACTTTTGAAGTAGAAAAGAGTAAAACACTAAGAACACAATCAGTCTAATGAGCATACAACTTATAATATATCCTCAATTTTATGATGGTACTAATCCAATAAGTGCTAACTTCACTCAATTTGTTGTAGATGGAATTAACTTTAATACAGTTAATACTTCTAATTCACAAGTAAATGTTACAGGTAATTTAGTACCGACAGCTATAAATACTGTATCTCCTATGACATTAAACACTTGGTATAGATTTAGTCCAAATGCAAATTTTGTTTCAGAATCTTCAGGAGATTTAGGAATGGTATTAGGTGTAGGTATAATGCAGAAATTATCAAATCTGATTGTGGGTGTAACTTATGATATAATTTTAGACGCATCAGTTAACGCATCAGGTATAAATTTTTATCAATATAATGGTAACCTAATACAAAGCACATCAGTATTGATAGGAACAGGTTTACAATCTGTATCTTTTACTGCTTCTTCTACTGATGATATAATTGCAATACAATCAATAGGCGTATCACAAATATCAAGTATATCAGTACAGCAGTCTGTACAATCTCCTAGTGGTGCTATACAATTATTAGGAAATGGACAACTAATAGTAGACCTTTATGAAGATGAAGATATACCATTGACTTTAAGTGTTGACGAATTTAAAAATGTAGCTGAACAAGTACAGTCTTATTCTAAAGCATTTAACTTACCAGCAACTAAAAGAAATAATCAAATTTTCGATAACATATTTGAAGTAACAAGAAACACTAATAGCTTTGTATTTAATCCTTATGTTAAAACTCAATGTGAATTAAAGCAAGATGGTTTTATTTTATTTCAAGGATATTTAAGACTTATAGACATACAAGATAAATTAGGAGAAATAAGCTATAATGTAAATCTATATTCTGAAGCTATTGCATTAGCTGACTTATTAGAAAACAAAACTTTTAATGATATAGATTTTACAGAAATTGTACACGCATATAATAAGACTAATATTAAAGCTAGTTGGAGTACAGGGGTAACATACACAAATCCAAGTACATCAGGTTTTAGAACTATTGATACAGTTAAATATCCTTTTGTAGATTGGAATCATCAAATACTAATTGCAAATGGCGCTTTTAATAATGCAACCCCTGACAATCCTGAATTAACTTCATTAGAACAAGCATTCAGACCTTTTTTAAATATAAAGTATTTAATAGATAGAATATTTGATGCAACACCATTTAGCTTTACAAGTGATTTTTTTGATACTGCTGATTTTAAAAAGTTATATATGGACTTTAACTTTGGAGGTAATGAAATACCTGTTTCATTAAATGAATATGCTGGAACTTGGAATTATGGACCTTTAGTTGCTTCTAATATTGGCAATGGTTCGTTTAAAGAATTAAGATTAATACCTTTTGGAGTAACAGGTGGACAACCATCATCAACAGTTCCACCTAATTATGATACATTAACATATATTATAACAGCTACAACTGACAATGAATATTATGATATAAATTATACATATAGACTTAAAAATACAGCAGGTACACCTTCATCAGTTAGTTGTAGATGGTTACATACAACAGCAGGGGGTGTAACAATACCTATTAATTTACAGACAATAGCAATTTCATCAAATGCTACATACACAGGCAACTTACAAGTAACTTTAAATACAGGAGATACTTTGTCAGCTCAATTTAATGCAAGTGCTATAATTGAGCAAAATGAAATTGTTTCTAGTTCAGCAGTTTTTACAGTATCTAATATTTCAGTTAATACTGCAACTTTAAATACATTAAGAGGAGAAGTAGGACAATGGGAATTTTTAAAAGGTATAATGACTATGTTTAATTTAGTTTCTATTCCTGATAAGGATAATATAAACAATATCATCATAGAACCTTATAATGAAGTATTTTTAAATAATAGTGATAGTGAACAATTAGATTGGACAGAAAAAATAGATGTTTCAGAAATGAAACTTATACCTTTAACTGATTTAAACAAGAATACTATTTTTAAATTTGTAGAAGATGATGAAGACTATGCTTTTAATGTTTATAGAAATTCTTTATCAGGTTTTTTATATGGTAGTAAAAGATATGATGCATCAGCATTTACAATATTAGATGGAACAAAAGAAATTATAGCAGAACCTTTTGCAGCAACTGTACCTAAACCTTTAATGTCTCAGTTTTATGATTTTATAACTCCATCTATATATTCTTATAATGCAGATGATGGTACTTCTGATGGCTTTAATAATAGTCCTAGAATAATGTTTAACAATGGAATTAAATCAGCTTCAGCAGGAACTTTTACAAGTTGTACCTATTACATACCTTCACAGAATGGAGTATCTTCTGAAAATGCAACTGAATTTTTACAATTTAGTCATTTAACAGATGTACCAACTATAACAAGTACACCTCCTTTAGTAACAGACACTAAAGATTTTCATTTTGGAGAATGTCAGCTTGTGCAACCTATTGGTAATGCTACTACTAATAATCTATTTAATACTTATTGGCTACCTTATTTCAACGAGTTATATAATCCTGATACAAGAACTATGACTTTAAAAGTAAACTTAAAAGCTGGAGATATAAACACTTTTAAATTTTATGATACTGTAATTATTAAAAATAGAGAATTTAGAGTAAACAAAATAGACTACAAACCAAACGACTTAGCAACAGTTGAATTTATACTTATACCATAATGACAAGAACACTAATTCCTTTTATTTCTGATTATCCTGTAAAACCTAATTCAATTAATGGAATAGGTATAGTTACGTTTACTGATGGTACTAATGATATAACTCCTAACCAACAGCAATGTGAAGCGTATGGCTATACTTATGATATAGCAACAGGAACTTGTAAAGCTTATACATACAATAATAATTTAGGGAGAAATCTATTTAATGAAAATAACAATGTACAAGGTTCAAGAAATGTAACAGAAACAGGTACTAATAATACCTACATAATGGGAGAAAGTAATAAAGTAAAAGGTTTGTCAAGAAACAACATTATAGTAGGAAGTAATAATGAAATAGCTAATGGTGTTAATAATTCTAGTGTCTATGGTACTAAAGGAGAGGTTACAGCGACTAATTCAATAGTTTTAGGAGGTAATGCTCCAACAGACAATTTAGCTGAGAGACAGAGTATTCAATTAATGTATGGAGTACAGACAACAGCAGGAAGTACAGTAGATTCATACTTAAATAACATTACAGATAACTATTTTACTATTCCTGAGAATACTGCTATGTATTTTCACGCAGATGTTTTAGCAGTAAGAGTAGGTGGCACAGGAACAGGTAATGCTGGAGACTTTTTAAGTTGGGTAGAAAGAGGAGTAGTTATTAATAAGTCAGGAACATTAAGCATAGAAAGAGAAAGAGATACTATTAAGGGTTCAGGTAATCATACAAATTGGAGACCAACAGCTACATTTAATGGTACTGATTTTATAATAGAAGTAAGAGGAGCAACAGATACAACAATAGAATGGGCAAGTAATATAACATTTACACAAATTAAAACAGGAGTAGCACTTTAAAAATAAAGATATGGCAGATAAGGAAGTATTAGAGATGGAAATCAAAAGTAACACTAAATCTGTTACTAAAGATGTTAAAAATTTAGATAAAGCTACTGATAAAGCTTCAGGTGGGTTTAAAGGAATGGGTACTGCTATAAAAGGAGTAGGTACTGCATTAAAAGCAGCAGGTATTGGATTAGTAGTAGCACTTTTAGCTAAGCTTGGAGAAGTCTTTATGAAGAATCAAAAAGTAGTTGATGCTTTTAACACAACTATGGTTGCATTAGAGATAGCATTTAATGATTTATTTAGTTTTATATCTGATAACGTAGGAGTAATAACAGGGTTTTTTAAAGACTTATTTGAAAATCCTAAAGAAAAAATTATAGAATTAGGAAATGCTATTAAAGAAGGTCTTGTAGATAGATTTAATCAAGCATTGGAAGTATTTGGATTAGTAGCTAAATCATTTGGACAATTAATCAAAGGAGAATTTAGTGCAGCATTTGATACTATAAAAGAAGCTGGTAAACAAACTGTTGATGTATTTACAGGTGTTGATAATAGTTATGAAGAAGTAGCAAAAACTATAACAGACTATACTAAAAAAACAATAAAACAAGCTAAAGCAATAGTTGCAACGACTAAAGCAGCAGAATTAGCAGCAGTAAAATTTGCTAAATTAAATGCTCAGTATTTAAAAGACGCAGAGATACAAAGACAAATAAGAGATGATGAAACTAAAACTTTTGAAGAAAGAATAGAAGCCAATCAGAAGTTAGATAAAATATTAGCAGAGCAACAAAAAGCACAGAAAGCACAAATACAATTACAGATTGATGCAGCACAAGCTCAATACAATTTAAATGCAAGTCAAGAAAATTTAATAGCATTACAACAAGAAGAAGTTGCTATGTTAGAGCTTGAAGAAACTATAACAGGACAACTATCTGAGCAAAAGACTAATCAGGTAGCATTAGAAAAAGAATTACTAGAAACTCAAAACGAATTAAGAGTTGCAGGACTTTCAGGAATAGAAAGAGAATTAGAAGAATTACAAAACTCTTATGATTTAAAGCTAGAAATGGCACGAAAAGCAGGAGTTGATTCTACTGAAATTACGAAACAATTTGAAGATGAAAAACAAGCTATAATAAAAGCAGCTGCAGATGAAGAAGAAGCACAAGCTAAAAAAGTAGCTGATGAAAAAATAGCATTAGAAGAAGCAGTTAAAAATGCTAAATTAAATATAGCAGGACAAACTTTAGGTTTGATAGGAGAAATTGCAGGAGAAGGAACTAAGGTAGCAAAAGCAGCAGCAGTAGCACAAGCAACAATATCAGGTGTACAAGGTGTACAAAATGCCTTTACGACTGCATCAGCGTCTCCAATAACATCAGTATTTCCAGCTTATCCATTTATTCAGGCAGGATTAGCAGGTGCTTTTTCAGCAATGCAAATACAAAAAATAATGAGTGGAGGTAAAGCTGATAGTAGTGGTGGTGGAGGTGGAGGTATGGAAGCTCAAACTCCTGCTCCTCAAATGATGTCAGGAGCATTTCAATTAGGTGGTGGTATAGAACCTGAACCAACTAGAGCATACGTAGTTACAGATGAAATGACTAATAGTCAAAACCAATTAGCTAATATAAGACGTAGAGCTACAATTTAAAAATCAAATATTTTAATTAAAAATCCATTATATATTATGAAAGCAACTAAAATAGTAGAACTAATTATTCAAGACGATAATCAAGAATTAGCTATTGATGCTATAAGTTTGGTTACGAGTCCTGCAATAGAACAAGACTTTGTATTTTTTGGTAAAGAGAAAAACAACTTGACATTTGCAAAGGTAGATAAAGAAAAACGTATGTTAATTTCACCTGCTTTAATTCCTAACAAGCAAATATTTAGACACGACCCAAATACAGACTCAGATTACTATGTTTATTTTAGTCCTGATACGGTAAGAAAAGCTAGTGAACTTTATTTAAAACATAACAATCATCACAAAGCTACGTATCAACATCAAGATAGAGTTTCAGGAGTTCTAACTATTGAGTCTTGGATTAAGGAAGGTGATATGGATAAGTCTAAGATGTATGGTTATGACCTTCCTAACGGCACTTGGTTCGTCAAAATGAAGATAGAGAACGAAGAACTTTGGCAAAAGATAAAAGCAGGGGAGCTTAAGGGTTTAAGTATAGAAGGTTATTTTACAGATAAATTTGAATCTATGCAAAAACAAAAGCCAACAGACCAACAAATACTAGAAGCATTGAATGAAATAATTAACGAAAATCAAATAAAGTCAAAATAAATCTATTATATTAAAAAAGAAACTATGGACATTAAAGAACAAATATTAGTAGCACTTGGTTTAAACAAAACTGAAGAACCAATTACATTAGAGTGGCAAGCGAAGTCAGAAGACGGAACTATTTTCGTTTCAACTGCAGAGGAGTTAGAAGCAGGAGTAGATATTTCTGTACTCACAGAGGACGGAACGACTATCCTTTTACCTATCGGTACTTACAAGACTGCTGAAGGGGTTAGCTTTAGAGTTGAGGAAGAAGGTGTAGTAGCAGAAGTTATGGAGTCTGAGACTGAAGAAGAAGTAGAAGCTACTAAAGAAAAAGAAGAAATGGCTGAAAAAGAAGAAGAAGAATATGCAGAAGTAGGAGATTGGGAAGGTATGGAGAAAAGAATACAGAACCTAGAAGACGCAGTAGCAAGACTAAAAGAAGATAAAGATGGGGGAGATGATGAGGTTGAAGAATTAGCTGAAGAAGTAGAAGAACCATCTACTAATCCTAAATCTATCAAAACAACTGAAGTAGTTGAATTTTCAGCAGAAGAAGAATTAGAAAATTTAAAATCTGAAAATGAAAAACTAAAAACTGAATTAGCAAAATTACCTGCTGATTCACCAATTAATACAAATAAATTTAGCTCAGAAAAGACAAATGTTGTAAAACAAGATTTAAGCAAAATGTCAAGACGAGAAAGATTTTTACATAACTTACACAATTAATAATTAAAAAATAAATAAAAATGGCATTATCAACAAACAGCAATTATGCTGGAAAGGCAGCAGGATTTTACATCTCAGCAGCTTTAAAACAATCAAATTCTATGGAGTTTTTGACTATGATAGAAAATATCAAGTACAAAAGTAACATACAGAGAATGGCAGCATCAGCAATGATTCAAGATGCAACGTGTAACTTTCATGAAGGAGGAACATTAGCATTGAGCGAACAAATTCTTACGCCTAAGAATCTACAAATCAATACGGATATTTGCAAGAGCACGCTTTTGGATTCGTGGGAAGCGTTACAAATGAGAGCAGGAGCAGGCGCACCACCTCCAGCATCTTTTGATGACTATGTAATTTCTTACTTAGGTGAGATTATTGCAGATGGTACAGAAACTTCTATATGGTCAGGAGCTGATGGAACAGCAGGACAATTTGAAGGATTCTTAACAGCTACAACAGGAGCATTTGCAGTAGATGGAAATGTAGTAGCAGTAGCAAACGCAGGTGGAGCAGGAACAGCTTATACAGCAGCTAATATTATAGCTAATTTAGGTGCAGCAGTAGCAGCAATTCCAACAGCAGTATATGCTAAAGAAGATTTATACTTATACGTAAGTCCTAAGTCTTGGAGATTATATATGACTGCAATATCAGCTTTAACTAACTTCCCTTTTGCAAATATGTCAGAAGATTACACTAAAATCTTTGAAGGAGTTAGATTAGCAGTTTGTCAAGGAATGGCAGATGACCAAATCGTAGCAGCACAAAAATCAAACTTATTCTTTGGCACTGACTTAGTTTCGGATGCTACAAGAATTAATATGATGGATATGGCTAACTTAGACGGAAGTGACAATATTAGAGTAGTAGCAAGATACTCAGGTGGTGTACAAGTAGGAGTTGGAGCTGACGTTGTATTGGTATCGTAATAACACAAATAACGGGAGAGTGTAAAAGCTCTCCCTTAACTTAAAAATAATAAAAAATGGCTTGTACAGCAATTACAAAAGGAAGAGGACTTGACTGCAATAGAATTAGTGGAGGTGTAAAGTACATCTATTTTTCAGTATATGATGAAGCTATAACATACGCTTATGATGGCACAAATCCATTGGAAATAGATATTATTGATTTTAATAATACTTCTATATATAGATATGCAATGCCTTTAGGTGTTTCTTCTGTAACAGATACTATTGTAGGTTCTAGAGAAAACGGAACATACTATCAAACACCTTCAGTTAATATTATATTAAATAAACTCTCAAAAGAGGACCAAAATCAAATTAAATTATTAGCACAGAGTAGAGTTAGAATTTTTGCACAATTAAATCAGCAATTAGCAGGTGGAAATGACGTTATTATAGCTTTAGGTATGTCAAACGGATTAGAACTTAATGCAGGTACTATGGATAGTGGTGCAGCATTTGGAGATAGAAATGGTTACACTTTAACATTTGACGGAATGGAGCCAATTCCATTTGCAATGTTAGAAAACTATGGAACAGAGCCATTTGATAATGCAGGATTTACACAATTAACATCAATCGTAACATCTTAATTAGTAGTTTTCATATATTTCTTAGAGGAGAGTAGCTTAATTGTTACTCTTTTCTTTTTTAAAGCAAATAAATTCATTTAATTTCTATTATATAGTATGATACAAGCGATAACAGAGACTAATCTAGCAACTTTCTTACAAACTGAAGATAATCGTATCAATACTTTAGTAGCTTCATCACAGATAAGACATTTAGTAAAGTTTACTAATGATATGGATAAGTCAGTTCAATATGCTTACGGAACTACTGAGACTATATTTCCAAGATATACAGAATTTACTTTTACATACAATGCAATTCCTTATGAATATTCAGGTAGAATCAACTTTTTACCTGCAGGATATTGGAAATATGAAGTTTACGAAGTTAGTTGGGTAGGTACAGTAGTAATAGATGAAGACAATGCTCCTGCAACGGAGAATGATGTTTTAAGCCCTCCTGCTGACACTAAAGGCATAGTGCAAGGGTTAGTTACCAAAGGCAAGATGTATGTAGCAGAGAAAGACGGAACACAACAAGTACAATACAATGAATATGAGCCAAGCTCATCAACAAATTATATATATTACGGACAATAAAAAACTAAAAAATGACAATAAAAAGCGTACAACAACTCTTAACAGAGCAATTAGGCAAAAAAAAATGTGATGTTATAGGTACAACAGCAATGACAGGTAAAGATTATTATGCAATATATTTCCCTGTGGAAAGTGTAGTAGCAGATATTACTGCAACTAACGTACAAGCAGTTACAGGTTCATCAGCAACTAGATTACAAACTACTTATGCAGCAGGTACTACATTATTTCTTGCAGTAACTGATATACAATTAACAAGTGGCATTGCTATTTGTTACTATGACGCTATTTCATAATGAGATTAGCACTAGGAATGTCTTTACCTTCTAGTAATAAAGGAGGATTAACCCCTGTACAAAAGCAGGTTAGCGACTTTAAAGCAAGAGTTATTGCTGATGGTGGAGTATTTGAGGCTAAGGCTTGTTTAGAAGCACAATTAACAACTTTAAATAATATAGAATGAGTTTATTAGATGATGTTAGTATAGTAGTAA